TTCCACCTGATCTCGTATCTTGTTGAATTTGAGAGAAATATTTTTGACTACTAGCGATTGTAGTAGTTCTTGCATTTACATTATCATATTTGGTATAGGTAGATATTTCTTGTGCTGCTTGAGCATTGACTTTACGAGTATAAGATGTTTCATAATCACCGAGACGTTCCTCAGCTTGGGTGTGTCTTTCAGCTACAACATTCATTTTGGCGTTAAGCATAGCACGAGTAGCTGAATCACTTGCTTGATTGTACTGAGCTTCTAAACTTTGAAACTTAGATTCTTCTTTAGCAATAGCTTTTTCTAGCTCTTCTTGTCTTCCAGTCCAATCCCCAACATCACTTTCACGTCTAGTCTGAATACGTGAAATCTTGTTTTTTCCGCCATTTACTGGTTTGTTTGATCCATTTACTGGATTGTCATCATTGTCAGCCATCTAAAATCCTATTCTGAAAAATCTAGATTAATGTCGTCTCCGAAGTCGTCACCATGTTCTTTTTTGAGTTGTTCAAGCATCCATTTTTCTTCATTTGCTTTTTTAGCTGCTTCTTTCTCTTTACGTTCTTCTTCTTCGATCCAATCAAAAGTTTCTTTTTCTGTTTCTTCTTCTATTTTATCAGCTTCTTGCTCAAACTTGAATTCAATGACTTCTTCACGATCTACTCGATCATAATACTCATACATCAATTCAAAAACATTGTAATCTTTTAATATAGGATCTTTAAGTGGTCGATTATAGGTTTTTGACCACCAACTTTGTAGGAATAGTTCAATACCTTGCTCAGTATCTGTATGTTGAGCATTGTATTTAGTAATTTTTCTTATAGCATCAAAGACGGAGAAACTGTTTAGCTCTCCTTCGGCAAGTTTCCCTCGGAGTCTCTCTTCAACGACTCATCGTTTTTGGCTGCATCACCCTTAAGCTCTGCAATCCATTCGTCTGATAACTCTAGACATTTACCATAAACTTCAAATAATAATTCATCATCTAGTACATCTAGAGAAGTTATTATTTGTTTAAACCAATCTGGTGCGTCTAATATTCTAACTCTTAAATTAGCAACTACATTACTAATGGCGGTTAAATTATTACTAGGATTAGTTAGGTCTAGTGATAGTGATGATTTTTCAACTTCTAGTGATCGTTTATCGGCTAAATTAAGNACACACTTGGTAGTGAAGTCTCCCTCATAAGATCTACCTGTAAGTTCACCTACGTGCTTAAAATAAAATGTTTTCTTATTCTTAGGTAAGTCCATATTTTCTCCTTATATATAAAATAGATTATACTACATAATAATNAAAAAAGGTTACCTACTGATTTTTTAATATCTGATACTGCCTTACCTGCTTTATCTTGAACTGACTTTATAGGATCTGTGCTTCCCCGATATACAGCTTTATTTAATTCTTTTTGTGATATTTGTTCAGGTTTACGTTCATCTGCAAAACCAATTGCTTTAAAATTAAGAGTCATTTCTGCTAATGCATCAGTTCTTATGTTCTCAGATCTACTTACTATTAATGCTCTTTTAGTTAGAAATATAAGATTGTCAGTTTGTGAATCTCTAACTTCTATTTCAATATATCTTTGATGTAGGAAATTGAGTGCGTCTGTCTGTAACAAAGCCTGACCTGGACCAGAGCCAGGTATTCTAAAAGCCGATATAGAACCAGTTACACTTACTCTAGTAGGAGCAAGTTCATACGGCATATAATCATCTATTGTATTTATTTCAACAGCATCTGTTTCAATTTTCCAGCTAATAGCAAAAGCGAAACCAACTATCTTACCATTCATTCTTAAAGTACAACGAGCACCACTAAGATACTTAGCCATAGGTTTAATTGAGAATATACCATCTAAATTAGTAAGTACATTCTGACCTATTTGATTAGCTACACTAGATGGATTATCTATTTTATTATTGTTGCCCATCAATTACCTTATACAAATTGTTGTCCGCTTCCAGAGAAATCAGCAATAAAACTATCCTCATCAGCATATTTAGCAGTAAAATTAAAAGTTTGACTAGCTACACTTTTAGTGCCTAGATTAAAGTCTGCTCTAGTTATTCTTACATCTCTTATATTTGCAACTGATCTTTGACCATTTGCAAATTTTTGGAATACTTCGATATTAAATGTTGTTGCTTTATTTAACTTAGATGGGTTAAGGTTTTCATCAGCTTTACCTCCACTAACAAAAGATCCAAAATTTCCATCTGTCCATGAACCTAAGCCATTACCCTTATCATTAACACCGTGAGGTTTAGATCCTCCAATGTCTGTAGTAATGTCAGCAACGTATCTAGCTACTGTAAAACTTCCAGTTACCAAGTAACCTAAAGGTTCAATAGAACTAGGCTCATACATTCCTAAAACCTTAGGAGTAGCGTGGTTTACTTGAACTGAATACGAAAGACTAGTAACATAAGCAAGTGTTTTGTCATTTACCCTAATCTTAGCATTAGCTCCTGTTAAAAAGAATGGTCGCATTCCAGCCATTTAAGCTCCTAAAGAAAGCCCAGTCGAAACTGGGCCATTAGATTATGGTTGAAGGTCGTCGTCACCTGAGTTTCCAACTTCGACTTGAGAGTCGTTATCCATAAGGATAGCATTGAAAGCAAATTGTTCAACTAAGATTCCTCTTTTGTTGATAGCTCCACCCTTTCTAGTGAATCTACAATCTCTAAGTTTCCCTACAGATTCTGTGCCACCAGCACCAAGCTTTTGAAATACTTCTAAATCAAAAGTTTCTGAAGCAATCATACGAGCTGGATCAAATCCATCTCCTGCAGTTCCACCAGAACCAGCAGTATTGTTCATTTGTTCAACTGAGTTACCATTTTGAGCAGCTCCATTCATACCTGAAGCTTCTTTAGTGTATCTAACGATACTTAAAGTTCCATCTACGAAATAAGCAACTGGCTCATTAGATACAACTTCATATCGACCCATAGTCTCTACTGGAATAGTTGTAACAGTTGTGCTGTAAGATACGTCTTGTGCGTACGCCATTGTAAGATTACCGATCTTTATTTTTGCTGTAGCTCCGGTAATAAAGCTAGGTGTTTTTCCGGCCATTTTAACTCCTTGTGGTTCGGTTCCACATTCCTTGAATTTATTGTTGCTTATGCAACCTTATCATTTTAACATATATTTACTTAAAATATAAACTACATCTTGGGCAATATTTAGTACAAATGAATACATGGGAAAGAGATTAGAAATAACAGAAGAATTAAGAAAACAAAATTCAAATATTAATTTTAACGATTTTAAATATAAATCGGGGACTAAAACTAAACTATATAAAGGTAGATGTATAAAGTGCAACAAAGATAGAGGTTATATTTCATCAAGGTCAAGATGGAACTCACTGTGTAGAGCTTGTAACGGAATAAAGAGCGGCTCTAACAATATGAAAGGTAAAGAACCACACAATAAAAATAAAACAGCATCTTTAGATCAGAGAATTAAACAATCATGTTCACATAGGCATATAAGTATAGCAGATTTTGATGACTTTAAAAATGTGAATAAAATTCGTCACAATTACAATAATTCAGGATTGCGCCAGAAATGTTTTAATAAAGCAGATTTTACTTGTAATTTATATGGAGTAAAAGGTGAAGAATTAAATGCTCACCACTTAGATTCTTGGCATAATAATGAAAATAAACGTTTTGAATTANATAATTTAGTATGCTTATCTAAAGCCGCTCATAAAACTTTCCATAATAAATATGGAAATAAAAATAATACAAAAGAACAATACAAAGAGTTTAAAGAAGAGATAGAAAAGTATAAACAAACTAAACAAGATCTATTTCTAATTGCAGGTTGTACAGCTTCAGATAAATCATGGATCTGTAATCAACTTATAAACAAAGCTAAACTATGTTTCCTATAACAGTATTAATAAGAACTATCATATATATGAACTTCTTAAAAACAATTCTAAGCCTTTACTTTATAATCCAACAATAAAAATATCTAACTTTTACTAAAAAATATGGGCATTTGTTCAATATTAGATTAATAGTTATAGTTAAAGATGAAAAGGCTATTAATTTAAGTAAGAATTGTGAGTTTAGTGGAACATTATCAGACGTGTTAAATTACCTAAAGTTATCTATCTAAATACCATTGATTATTGTTGTCAAATTTAATAACTTCAGTATCCATCTTTAAAACACCTTCTTCTCTCATTTTAGCTCGTCTTTCGGCAGCAGCTTTTTCAGCTTTTGCTTTATTTCTAGCTGATAAATCTTTCTTAGATTTAATTTGAGCTTCTGGAGATATTTCTTTAGATTCACCCGTTTTAGGGTTTATTTCTTTAGCTGGCATTCGTTTTTGATTTAAAATACTATCAACTTTCATTTGGCTTTTGCCGCCAAAATCATTTTCAGATTTATCTATATTAGTATTGCAATTTTTTTTCATAGTATTCTTCTCAAGTTCAACTTTAGCTTTCTTGAGTTTTTCTTCTAATTCTAATAATTTATTCATAAGACTTCCTATTTAAAAAAGGTCAGATATTATCTGACCTTTTTATTGTACTCAATTATGCTTGTGATTGAACTCTTGTAATTGTTATATCGTTCAAGATAAAATCGATACCTTCAACAAGAACTACGATAGCATTGATTCTGATAATATTACCATTGATTTTAACATCTAACTGTTTGTATCCATTTGGTGCTGTATCAGTTGCCACTGTAATACCTTGAGCTAGAAATGTTGCTAAGATTGAAGAAGCAACTGATTTAACTTCACTTGCTTGAACAGTATTCTTAGTACCAACAAAGATATTCTCTAATTGACTTCTAAAGTCAAAAGCAAGAACATCAGCAGCATACATTACATTACCTCTGTTATATACCCAATTTGAATCTTTTTGATAAGTTGTATTATCAACAACACATCTAATTCCACCAGATTGAGGAGCTTCGAAGAAAGTAATACCACTTTGAATAGCTTGAATCTGATCTGCATTAGGATTAAAATCACTAATGATGTCTGCTTCAGCAGTTGACATAGATTGTTCTGTGTGTCTAATTCCAGTTAAATTAAAAAATTTAAAAGTAAGTGGAGTACCTACAGTAGCACCTGCTCTAGCTCCAGCTAACATACATGCTTGTGCCCATGGTTGGAACCACTTTATATTTCCTTGAGAATCTATATTTCTAACGTCTTGGATAGCAAGAGAAAGTCTCTGGTCAGCTAAAAGAGCTGATCTATCTCGTGATAAAGCAAAACTATTCTTATAAGATAAGTAACCTTGTCTTTCGCTTCTGTTTTTAGTTGTGCTCATTAAATTACAGTGAGTTTTAACTGCTTGATGAATGCCTAAGATAGTATAAGCTGATGAAGAATCAGTTAAATTATCTACAACATCACCGGAAGCAGTGTCGGTACCAATTATAGCATCTCTAGAAAATAGAGGAATAACTGAATTAACTCTAATTTGTTCAAAGGATACAAGAGCATTTGAAATATCAGCTGAAGTTGTTGCACCAAGAGCACCACCACTTAGAGCTGTTTCAGTTAGTGCATCCATAAGACCAGTTGTTCCCTGAGAAGTAATATCTATTATGCTTGAAGCGATAAAAAGATCAGCAACTTCAGAAGCATCTTTCTTGATTCTTGCTGGTTTAATATTTGTAGCATTAGTTGTTTTAGCTCCAATGGTCGCTATATCAAGAGACTCTGGAGATAAAGAGTTATATAATACACTAGATACTTTAATCGACCAATCTGCCGTTAAATTCATTGCATTTACTAATTGAAGCATAGTTCCGTAAGCAGCTTTATCAAAGCTATTAACAGTTGCTCCAGCAGTTAAAATAAC